CTGTTTCGGACTTCCTGCTCAGTCTGGCCGGTCGCCTGCGCGATGAGCGCGGCCGCGTTGATACCGCGGTCGGCGAGCTGGTTGAGGTCTTCCTGGCCCAGGGTCGCGCCGGAGCGGATACGCGAGATGATCGAAACAATCTCGGTAATGTCCTGGTTGCTGCCGCCGATACCGGCAACGGCGTCCTGCACAGCCCCGAGATACGGGACGACCTTGTCGGCCTCGATACCGAAGCCGATCATCTGCTGCTGTGCCTTGATCAGAGTGTCGCGACCGAACGGGCTGGTGTTGGCGAAGGTGTTGAGCTTCGCCATCTGCGTCTCAGCGGCCGCCGTCGACCCCATCAGCGTCTTGAGCGCGACGTTCGCGTTCTGTTGCAGGTTGTTGAAGCCAGCACCGGACTTGATCGCGTTCGCGCCGAGCGCGAGCACACCCGCCCCGACCAGGTTGACGGTGTTGCCGGCCGCGGTGAGTATGCCGTCAATCGCCCGTACGGCGACGCTCGCGGAGCCGCCGAGGCCGCGGAAGTTCTGTTCGGCCTGGCTCAGGCCACGGTTGAATGCGTCCGCGCCTTCGAGACGGATCGCCGCGACAAGGTCACCAACCAGCATTAGGGGGCCTCCTTTGCCTTGTCGACCATTGCCCGCACGAGCCGGTCAGTGAGATAGACGTGCTCGACCCTGGCCATCAGCGCGCCCCAGGGGAGCGCCCGCACGGCGGGGTCGTAGATGTTGATTCCGGCCATGTGGAGGCCCACAGATACGGCGTTCCAGGCCCGGAGCACGGCCTTGACCCACGCGACCGGGTCGACACCCCCGCCGTCTTTTTTGGCGGGGGTGTCGACTTGCGCCTGGATCGCGTCTCTTAGCTCTCGGGGGTAGACCCAGCGTCCGCGTTCGTCGCGGTACGCGCCCCACTCGATAAGCTCAGATTCAGTGTTCGGGAGGCGGCGAACGCCCACTGCTCCACTGCCGCTTTTGGGTTGGTCACCGAGAGTTTCGCGAGGTCGTAGCCGCCCGCGGTGACCTGCCACATCTGCACGGCGAAGTGAATCTGCGTCACTTCTTCCGCACGCAGCTCAAGTACTGCGTCCTTGTGATCGCCCAGCACAAGGTCGATGAGTGCTTCGCCCGACTTGGTGGGGTCGACGCCGAAGTCGTCCGCGGCGACCGCCGCGACCGTGCCAAACAGGTGAAGTGCGATCTGCATGCCGTCCTGGGAGGACAGGGGCGGGAAGAGAAATTCAATCTCCCCGCCCACTGTCACGCACAGCGACCGGCCCTTTTCAGCGAGTTCAATCGCCATGCAATCCCCCTACGGTTACGCTGCGAGCGGGTTCGCGATGGGGGTTGCCTTGCCGTCTCCGGTGAGGGTGACGGTGTCCCAGCCCTTTTCCGCGTTGCCGGTGGTCTGCGGTGCGACCTGCACCGACGCGATGCCCTGGTACGCCTCCGACGCGCCGAGCGCGTCGTACCAGCGGACGTGGACGAGGTTGTCCGTGTCGGTGCCCTCCGACGCGCGCAGAAGCGTGAGGTAGTAGTCCTGGAAGTCGTTGTCCTCAGAATTGCGAATCTTGAGGACGTTGAACGTCGCGGAGAACGACTCGCCCGTCTTCTGTGTCGACGTGCCACCCTTGTGGGCCCAGGTCGACGTGTCTGCTGTGATCGGGGGCCGGGTCGGGTTGAACGCCGTGATGTCGGGTACGTTCACCCACGCCTCTTCGGTCGGCGTACCGGTGCCGTACGCCTGAATGTCGAGAATCTTTTCGTAGCTGTTCGATGCCGCGCCCACGGTGGGCTTCACATCAGCGAAGTCAGTCATCGCTTGTTCCTTTACTGAGAGTTGTGGCCGTATAGCCGGAATTTGGTGACCCACATGGCGCGACCGTTTGCGTCTTTGCCGAGGCGGGCAATCGAGGTGTGAGCGATCTGGTGGAGGTCGACACCACCGATGCGCGGGAACGGGGAGGGTGAGAGCGCGTCCGTCACCTGCGCCGCTTTCAGTTCGGCGGCCTGGTCGGTTACGGCTCGGACGAGTACCTGGAGTGACGTGTCGAACGCCACCGCATCGGGCACCGTGAGAGGGATGTTGACGACGATCTGCTCGTCAGCGGCACCCCACTCGTAGAGGTAGATCGGCCACGGCGTGCCGGGCGGGAGTGCGGGCATGAAAAAACCCACCCCGAGGTTGTGGAGATGGGTTGCGGTACCGGTGAGGATCGCCCGTTGCAGGCTCACTGCATGCCTCCTCGCATTGTGTTCGCGAGGATGGCGCGCATCGCTGCTTCCTCCTCCATCCACGGCCCTTCGAGATAGTGCCCCGTTGTGCCGGGTTCGGTACGGTTCGGGGTTTCTAGCTCGTGTTGGCGGCGGGCGTAGGGGGAGTGGAACGTGACCCCTGCCTCTAGATCGCCCTCACTGGCGTGGTGGACGACCATGCTCGCGCGCAGGTCGCCTTCGAGGCGGGGCGTGCGCGCGGTGACTGCGGGGGCGACGTGTTCGACGGCGTTGTTCAGGGCTTGCGCGGCGAGGCCGGGGATGTCCGGGTCGTGCCACTGGATGTTGACCGACATGCTGGTCTCCTATCCGAGTTTGAGCGCGACGTGGGCGGCGCGTCGTGACCCGTCGTAGCGGTCGACAGCGAGCACCCTCAAGGTGCGCTGCTCGCCGGCCGAGTTCGTCACTGTGACGCGGTCGCCCAGCCCCACATCGACGGGGTCAAGCCACACCTGCACCGTCGAAACAGCCTCCTGGCCGCCCTCGACGGTGACTTTGACGTGGTGCTCCTCCTGATAGCAGGGGAGCGCCCGTGGTTCGCCGTGGAGTGGCCCTTCCGGGGTGTCGACGGTGATGCCTTCCAGCACGGCCGTGAACAGCTTCACGCGACGCGGGAGCGGCATATCAGTTCACCACCCACCCGAGCCCGGCACCGCGCAGTACACGTACGGCGTCGCCCCAGCCACTGCCGACCGACGTGGTGTCGGTGGCGGAGAGCTGGAGCGACCCGATAGAGACAGCGCCGCCCTCGTCACCACCAGCCGTGAAGTGGTCAGCGATCAGTCGGGCTGCGGTCTCGCATGCTTCCCGTTGGCGTGAGTTGGAGGGTGCGCCATCCGAGTCGGCCACATACACGGCACCCGAGATGAGGTAGTCCACGGCACGGTTCGCCCGTGCAGCGTCGGCCTCCGTGGTGTCGCCTGTGGCGGTGATCCAGTCAGTCATCGCGCCCCCTCCTTCCTGCTATTCGCCTGCGAGGATCGCGACCTTGTCGGCCTTGAGCGCGCCCTCTGGGAACTCGATGCCGTGCTCTGCCGCGTAGGCGTCGAGCTGCGCGACGGTCAGCGAGTCGAAGCTGAGAGTCTCGTCGACCTGCTCGTCGTCGACCTCCAGCTCCGACCAGCGCGACCAGCCCACGAGGTCAAGACGGCGCTCTTCCGAGAGCACTTCCTGACCGGTGTTCTTGTTGGTGTAGATGTACGGCATTGCCGCCTCCTCGCTAGTTGTCGGCACCCTTGATGAGGGTGATCCACTCAGGGCGGATCGCGTTCAGGCCGTACAGGATGTCGGCCGACATGATCGACTTCTTGTGGATGATGTCGTACTGGCGGGTCAGGCGAATGCTGAGGCCGTTCGCGGACGCGGTAGCCGACTCGGCCGAAGCCGCCGACTCCAGCGACGTGAACGCGCCAGCGATTGCCTGCTTGTGGAACGCCACACCAACCTCAGTCGAGGGGGTGCCCTCAGTGCCGCCAGCAGCAGGCTGAACGATGTCCACGGACTCGTACACATCGAAGCCCGCGAGGCGGCCAAGGGTCGCCTCGCGCAGGCCGACAGTGTCGCCACGCTGGTCAGCACGGATCAGGAGGTCGGTTCCCTGCCAGTACGCGGCCGTGTCCGAACCGATCACGGCGGAACGGTTCGCGAGCGGCGCGCGCGCCTGCCCGAGCTGCGCCTTCGCGTCGATCAGGACACGCGGCGTCTGGTACGAGTACGGGCGGGCATCAACCGAGCCGGTGCCGACTTCCTTCGTCGCTTCAGCGATGAGCTTCGCGAGGATGTCGGCGTTCACCTGCTCCGCGAGCGCGGTGCCCGCGGGGTCGAGGAACTGCGTCTGAAGCGACGTGACGTCCTGACGGAACTCGGTGTCGGTCAGCTCGAACGACACATCCTTGATGGTGTCGAGCTTCACGCTCGTCGAGGTCTCCGCCATGTCCTGGAGTTCAATCCCAGTCTCGTGGTCGAAGTCCTTCGCGACGAACGCGCCAGGAATCTTGATATCGACGGTGTCGCCCTGGCCGTGGCCGGTCAGGTCGGTCTCGAAGTCACGCGAAATGAGGGGCGTGAAGAGGAGCTTTTCGGAGAGGGCGGCCAGCATGCCGGTCGCCATCTTCTTCATAACAATTAGGTCGTGCGCCATGAGGGTTGTCCTTTACTTATCGGCGTAGAACTTTTTCTGGAACCAGGAAATGTCGGTCTGGTCCTGCGGGGTGTGGTTGCCCTGGTGCTCGTGCGTGCCGGACGCTCCCGGGGCGGGGTTGAGCGTCAGCGAAGGGTCGTCCTGCGCTGCGGTCTTGATGAGCGACTCGACCTGGGTGGTGTAGTCGCTGGCTGTGGGGTCGAGGGCGTCGAGCTTCTGGGTGAAGCGGCGCGAGTCGAGGAGGCGGTCTGCGTCGACACCGGCCTTGGTGGCGGCGCGGAGCGCGGTGAGTTCACGCTGTGCAGCGGTCGCTTCCTGGAGGTACTTGTCGCGCTCGCCCGTGACCTGCTCAACGGTCTGCTCGATGCTCTGGCTGTCGGTGTCGTCACCGAACCCGAGGGCCTTGCCGAGCGCCTGCTTGAGCGAGTCGAGTTCGGTGCGGAGCTGCTTGTTTTCGTCGCGGCGGGCGGCGTTCTCGCGTCGCAGGTCTTTCACGTGCGACTCGGGGAACGTCTTGCCCTCCTGCTCGCCCTGCTGGGCTTCCTGCGGGGCCGGGTCGGGCGTCTGATTGGCCTGAGCCTGCGCGCCCTCCTCCTGCCCATCCGTGGGCTCCTGCGGGGCGACATCGTTCGGGGTGATCGTGGTCATCGAGACTCCTAAAGCATCGAGCTAGGTAAGTCGTGGCGGGTTGCCGCGACGAGGGGGTTTCTTGGGTGTGGATCGTTGGGTGCGGCCGATACGGTCGCCCGACCAATCGAGCTGTTCCCGCCAGGGGCGGCGGGCGATGTCGTGCTCAGCGGTCAGCGCACGGGCCTTCGCTTGCGCGTCGAGGAGGTCGCGTTTCGCCTGCATGTCGGTCGGGTCGATGACGAGGTCGCGCTTCGCTTGGCGGATGTCGCGTTCGGTCTCGCGCAGGGCGGCTTCGGCCTCGTTCAACTCGTCGGTGTCGGGCCGCTCGAACCTTGTGGTGTCAGCGCCGGGAATGTAGGCGTTCAACGTGCCGCGACAGTTCGGGTGTTGCCATCCCGCGCGACGGGCGTCTTCGAGAGTGCCCTTAGGCCGTACCGTGATCGGCCGGCCCGTGATCAGGTTCGTCGTCGACCGTGGGGAGGCGTCGCCGTCGAGCGCGACAACCTTCCCCGCCCACGGCGCGCACCGGTCACACGCTGACGACAACTCCTGAATCAGCCCATACGTGAACCCGGACTGCTGGAGTTGGGTTTTGCGGCCCTCCGTCAACGCACGCTGCGCCCCGGTACGGGTCACCATCTCCACGTAGGAACCGGCCCGCCAGGTACGTCCTGACACGTCGGTGAACGCGGGGATGCCCCACCGGTACCAATCCCTGAGCATCTCCCGTTGGAACTGGATCGTGTGCTGCTGCCCGGTCAGCTTCCGTGTGATGAGGACGGATTGCATCTTCTGGTGGATGTCCTGCGGGAACCGCAAGACCCGGTTGGTGACATCGTCCATGCGTGACGCGAGGTCGACCGCGACCGCCGTTTGCGCATACAGCCCGGCCTGGCCGAGCGGCACGCCCGCGGGGGTGTTGGGGAGGACGCTCGCGAGGACATCACGGATGCCTGCTGCGCCCTCCTCGACCGCTGTCTGTGCGACCCATTCCGCGAGGATGGGGCGCGCCTCGACCAACCGTGCGACCTCTGCCGCCGTGACCGTCCTGAGCTGGTTGATCAATCGGAGGCGGGCAACGTCGTCATCCCACACCGTCATGTCTCGTTCGAGTCGCCAGGCGAGGACTTCGAGGAGGTAGGTTTCGGTGTCGGCGTAGAGCGTCGCCATGTATGTGGCCAGCTCGTCAATCGTCTGCTGCCACATGGCCCACCCCTCAGAGGTTGGTCAGGTCAGGGCTCCCGACTTCGGTGAGGCCGTTCTCCTGCTTGATCCGCGCGACTTCGTCGTTCACGGTCTGGCTATCCCAGTCCGGGTGCACCATGCGCACCATCGTTTCGACGGACATGGCCTGTGCTGCGCGGAGCTGCGAGAGCGTGCCCGCGAGGCTGTCGAGGTCGAGTTGCGCTTCCTTCGGGAACCGAACGTCAGGCTCGGTCGTGAGCCGGGCACCGCCGAACACGAAGCTGTTCACGTCTGCGAGCGTCATGATCAGCTCGGCCAGCGCGGTGCGCCAAAACCCGATCTTCTTCGCCCGCGTCCGCACGGACATGCGTTCCTTGGCCTTGATGCCGGTCGCGGTCTCCAGTCCTTCTGCTGCGCCGAAGGTGGACTCAGCGAGCCCGGCGCGGCGAAGTATGAGCGCGGTGGTTTCAAGCATCGACTCGCGGTGCTCTTCGACACGGATCGCGAACTGTGTCGGCGTGATCAGCCCGCCCTTGTCCGACCCGGGTATTTCGAGGGTCGTGAACACTTCCCGATCCTCGTCAAACTCCGCACCACGACCGCCGCCGAGCGGCTCGACAAGCTGCTCATCCACAATCAGACGCGCACGGGCAAGGCGGATGTCGCGCATCCATGACCCGTAGATGCCGTCGAGTTGCGTGAACAGATGCTCCGCGCCCGCGAAGTCGGAGCGCCCGTATTCGCGGAGTTGGCCGGTGCGGAAGAGTCGGTTCGGTGCCTGGTTTTTCACGTAGATCGCGGTGAGCCGGTCAGTGCCCGTGTTGACCCCTGACCCGGCGTCGACGATGCGTGCGAGGTGCGCGACGGCCTCGACCTCTTCGAGCGGTACCCGCTGGCCCAGCTC